ATACATCTCACCGCCCTTGCCAGCAGTGCCAGCACTATAGTTGTGAAACAAGAACATGCTGTGATCTGTAATCATATACTCGTCTGCCATCAAGAAGATTAGCGTAGCAGCACTCATGCATGCTCCTTCAACACTCACTATGATATGCGCTTCAGTTTCAGAGAGCGCCTGCATAAACTGAATGGTCGTAAATAAGTTTCCGCCTGGGCAGTTGATGTGAATCTTTACAACGTCGGTCGGTCGACTGTTGCGTATATCATGAAACCATGAAATATACTCAGATGGGTCACCAATCTCATCAGACAGGTAATATTCTTTGACTGCTCCGTAGTCACTCGAAAACGAATCGTTTACTGCTCCTTTTAAGAGAGCATCGAGTATGCCTTTGCTTTTTATATGTTGTATTTTATCCATGACCAAATAGTTTTTGTGTGTTATATTCCTTTATGACTGCATGCAATTCAGTTGTCCAGTTATCGCGACGCTCTACAAATACTAGAGGCTGCGATGAATTTTCAACTGCCATGATTATTACAAGCTGAGAGACTGGTGTGCCAGTTCGCTCTTCAAACATAATTGCATATGCCGCAGCCTGAATAAAATAGTTGCTGATTTCTTCTTTAGACTTTACTCGTGAGCTTGTCTTAAAGTCTATGATGCTTGCACGATTGTCATAGTGAGCGACAAGGTCGACTCGACCTGCAAGTCCAAGATGATCAGAATAGAGTGGGCATTCTTGAAGAACGACAAGTCCTATGTGCTCGTCAAGTATTTCTTTGATTGAGTTGAACATGCCTTTTACATGAGGCATCTCGCCTTCAGAGAAGTATTGCTCTTCGTTGTTGATGTATCGTTCTACAGCACTGTGTAGCGCCGAACCACGAGTTGCTGCATGACGAGCGACTCGATTTGCTTCTTCTTCACCGACGCGACGTCTCCATTCATAGAGCGCTTCTTTGCCTCTCACGCCTAGAACAGTAGTAATGCTAGGATAGCGTCGACCACTTGGAGTGACATACACTCTGCCGCTATCACCGCTAGAATTTTCAAGATCAGCGTAGCCTAATTCTACAGGCGAGTGTTCGAATTTTTTTCGTGTGATGGTCATTATAGAGAGTCCCAATCTACAAACATACGCTGCTGTATCTCTTTGTCTTTTCGATTGTCGCTGAATCGATTTTTCTTAAATTTCTTATTACGTGATCGTTCGTCATGACCGTCATCATAATAACTGCCTTGTCTTCTTCTGTCTTTATTTTTTCTGCTGCGTCCCATAATGTTTAACGGGTTTCGATTTTTGCATTTCTTCCACTTGCTTTTTTTACTTTATTTAGCACGTCATTCCAACCGCTGCCTGCGCGTTGTAGTATCGTTTTTGCTCCAGCATAACTTATGCCAGGAGTCGCTAAAATTCTTTTTACTGATCCAACTGCTGAACAGTGAGGACACTCCTCTGAACATGGAACGTCTCTATCATTCATAGGCAAATTTGCTTCCCACTCAACAGAACAAGAGTCGCAGCTATAGCAATATGTCATATTATTCTATGCCTAAGTTTGAGAAGGCTTTCTTAACAAGAGAAGACGTGAGCGTCGAATAGAGCTTAGTTAATTTTTTATCTTTCATAGCAACTATAATCTCTGCATCCTTGGCATGAACGTTTTCAAGCAAGCGAATAAATGCCATCTCTTTTTTCATCTTATCCCACTTTTTGTTGTTGACTACCAGCAATGGCAAAACATCAACCTGCTTTTTAAGCGGAGAAGACATTACGCCAGCTGGATTTGGACTAGGCGTATATGGAGGTGCACCTTCAGGAAGCTCAAATACAATGTCCTTTCTAAATGCAACCTGCAATATCGTTTTCAATTCATAGCTTTCGTGTTCCTGTAAAAGTTTGACGCGATCGGCTTGTTTGGTGCACGCTTGAACCGCTTCAAAAATTTCAAATGGATGTTTAATTGTATGTCTGTCTGGACGTTTGATCATATATTATATATCTATGTTTCTTTTAGTTTTGAACAAAAAATTCATCGACACAGCTTACAAGCATATTGCAGCGTTTTGAAACAAGATAGTTGAATATCTTGCTGTTTCCGTTGTTAGGACAAGCTCGATAGCATTCTAAGATAGAGTCTTTGATGTGTTGAGGGGTTTGTGTAAGATCGATTACAGTATTGTTGCGAACATAGTTGCGATAGACAGAGTCATTCATAGTTTGTTGTAATTTACCTTCTTTTGCTGCAACGAGCCATTCGTCGATGCGCTTAGCACTAAGAGGAGTTTGACGACCACCATCGACAAATACACGATCTTCAGACAAGACATTAGGTATACCGTCACCGCTGTCTCCTCTAAATATATGTTCGAGCAGATAGCGTTGAGGATTGGGCTCCTTAACAAGCTTTTTAGTCATTGGACTCCATTGCTGCACGTTGTCGTATCGTTGTAACTGAATAAAATCTTTGTCTGAACTTATAATCATGACAGGCTCATGAGCGCCAAACTCTTGAGTGCTTTCTACAAGTGTGCCAATAACGTCATCTGCTTCTGCCTTTTGTACACACACTACTGGATAGGGCAGATGCTCTGCAATCTCATCGCGAACGACATTCATGATGTTGAATATTTCTTTCCAGTCTACGTCAGACTTTTCGCGAGACTTTTTGCGCGATGCTTTATATTCTGGATAATAGTCTTTACGCCAACTACCACCATCACATGCCAAAACAACGCGACCATATTTTTCGCGATATTTAGTGTTATACATTCTCAACGAATTGAGAATAATGTGTCTCATAAAGTCTTCGGTTATCTTTTCTGGGCGAGTCTGCGAAAAGATGGCTGAGATTGCGATGCCCGAGTAGTCGATCAATATCATAATGTTATAGTGTTGATGTGCATTATACACAACTTAGGTCTATTTGTACACTACTTTTTCCATAAATTTTTTACATGAGCGCTGTGTATTTTCACTCCGATAAACTCGTTGTAATAATCGTCTGTAAGCAATACCTCGCGAGCAAACTGTTCTTTTGCTTCAAGATATGACAGCTCTCCCTTTGTTTTGCAGAGATGAATAATTCGTCGAGTAAAGTCATGCTTTCTCTCTTCAACAAGTGCTTTGACTGCTTCGCTGCTGCCATAATAGCTTTGCCAATCAGACTCGACAATTTTAGTTCTTTTACGACTTTTGCCTTTAAGCGGTGCCAACTTTCTTTTGCCGACAAGCAACTTTTTGCCTATATATTTTTTGCCGTTAGAGGAATCGGTAATTTCATAGACGAAACCAATATAGCCTTCATCTATCTTTTGTGCTGCTTCCTCTTGAGTAAAAGGGCACTCGTTGTAGAGCCAAGACATAGTTTAATTATTCATCATCTTCATATGAGTCGTCTTCAGTGCCGTATGCGCGGTGTGTTCCGCAAAATGGGCAATATTCTGGATACAACTCTTCACGTTCAAGATCTTCAAAATCTTCTTCGTCGTCGCAATAGTATTTGTCGTCTTCGTCATCCCAAGACACTTCATATACATACTTACATTTAGGGCAGCGATTGTCTTCTATCATTTTATATAGTTAAATTATTTTCAGTTATTTATAATGATAGAAAGTTATGCTTCACATGTACTGCATGTCAAGATTGAACGAGCAAGCTCTTGAGCAGGATTCGCGCTGCGTTGATAATACAATCCTTTGATGCCCTGTTCCCAAGCAAAGATCATCAACTCATTGACTTCTTTTGGTTTTGCTTTGGGTGATATCATCAGGTTTAGACTTTGGCCTTGATCGATAAACTTTTGACGCTGCGCAGCCTGAATGATAATTTCTTTTTGTGAAATTTCACCGAATGTCTTAAACACTTCTTTTTCTGAGTCGCTCAAACAATCAAGATGTTGAACGCTGCCACCGCGTACGAGTATATCTTTCCATGTCTCTGCATTGTCCTGACCCTTTTCTTTGAGCAGCTTGATGAGATATGGATTTTTGTATGTAAATTTGCCTTTAGCAAGATCCTTTACAAAATAGTTGCTGTTTAACGGCTCAATACTTGGACTGACTTGACCCAAGATAAACGAACTGCTTGTAGTAGGAGCAATAGCGAGTGTTGTGGTGTTGCGACGACCATAGCCCTTTAACAGCTCAGGCTCACCATATTGTTTAGCGAGTGCTGCAGTAGCGGCGTCACAACGATCACGCATCGCGCTAAAGATTTCCGCATTCTTAAATTTTGCATCGATACTCTCAAATCCAATCATGAGTGATTGCAGATAGCTGTGCCAACCGAGTACACCAATGCCAAGTGCACGCTGATTCATCGCAAATCTACGGGGAGCGTCCATAAACTTGATGCCTGCAGTCTTGGTGATAAACTCCGTCATGACTGCGTCTAAGAAATATACAAGAGTTTCGATTGCATCGGTCTGTGACAGCTCATCCCACTTTTCAAGATTTAATGATGACAGGTTGCACACAAAACTTTCATCTGCATCTGTAGACAGGTAGATTTCATTGCAAAGATTTGATGCATAGATTTTCTTGCCTTTGTCCTTATAGACTTGAGGCGCAGCGTTGTTTGCATTGTCAGTGAAGAAAAGATATGGATAGCCAGACTCAAAGCGTTTTTTAATGACTGCACCCCACGTTTTGCGTTTGTCTTTATCACCTTCAATCATGCTGCGCATCCATTCATCTGACACACAAACACCGATTGAAAGATCTTGAATTGCGTTGCCTTCACCACGAATGCCAAGAAATTCATTGATGTCGCCGTGATCGATTGGCAGATATGCCGCAAAACTGCCACGACGAACGTTGCCCTGAGACACATAGTTTACTGTTGAGTTAAATACAGTAAGCTGATGATGCACTCCAGTTGCAGTTCCTCCGCTGCTAATTTCAGAACCACGAGGACGTATGTCTCCGAAATATGCTGACGTTCCTCCGCCAAGTTTTGACATCATCGCGACTTCACTTATCTTGCCAAAAATAT